CCGCGATTCAGGTCATGCGCGACCAGACGGCCTACGGGAACGCCAGCGAAAAGCTGGGGGCCGTGAACCGGCCGAAATTCCTGGTCGTTCCCAACGAGCTGGAGGATATCGCCGTCCGCCTGGCGACCTCCGGTGTCCTGCCAGGCGCGACGAACAACTCGGGCACCGAGCCGAACTACCTGCTGCGGTACGCCCTGCAGGTTCTGGTGAAGGACGCGTTCACCGACGCGAACAACTGGTACGGCGTGGCCGACCCATCCAAGGTCCCGACGATCGAGGTGGGCTTTTACAACGGCATGCAGGACCCCGAGTTGTTCGTGCAAGACCAGCCCACGGTGGGCAGCATGTTCTCGGCGGACAAGATCACCTACAAGATCCGCCACATCTACGGCGGGGCCGTGCTCGATTGGCGGTCCTTCTACGGGGCGATCGTCACCTAGCGGCACGCCCTGCGCTGCAGGCCCTGGCCCGGGGGACAATGGAGCCCCCGGGCCTCCCCTGACCACCTGAAAGGAGCGAGCGATGCAAGAGCAGGATTTGATCGGTGTCCGGCAGGACAACCTGATCCTCCCGGCCCACGCCGCGGCGACGGCGACCGAAGTGATCCCGGTGTGGAAGGCCCCGTACCCCTGCCGACTGCGCAAGGTCCGCGTGACCTCGGGCGTGGTGATCACCGGGACGGCCACGAACTACACGAACCTGAACGTCCAGACCGTGACCGCGGCCGGGGTCGCGACCGAGAAGGCGAACAAGGACTACGCGAGCGGCGTCAATGAGGCGGCCCACGTGACCACCGACCTCTACGCCCCCGCGGGCGGGCAGGTCCTGGCCGTGAACGATTCGGTCGCGATCGAGATCGAGAAGGTGTCGTCCGGGCTGGCCCTGCCCAGCGTGCTGATCACGATCGAGTTTGACCGCGCCCTGACGTCCTAAGCGGGCGCATTAAAGAGGAGCGAGAGCTATGAGCGAACGGAGGGCCAAACAGCCCCACAAGACGGCCGAGCTACGCCACAATGAGGACGCCCCGGAACCATACCAGTCCTCGCCAGAGGACGCCCCTGCCTCCGAGCCCGGATCGGCCCCCGGTCCCGTGCTGGATGGCCCCAGGGTTCCCGAGGACGCCCGTGACGTTCCGGCAAAGCCGCGGCCGTTGTTCCTGCGGAGCTGCGCGGCCCTCCCGCTCGACCCCGACCAGGTCCGCGTCTACCGCGACAACGGAGACGCGGTGCAGATCGAAACCCAGGGCGGCCAGGTCGTCACGCTGCACAAGGACCGGCTGCCGGAATAGGAGGGCACGGTGCTGAGCCCAGAAAACATTTTCCTCGATTTGGAGCCCTATGATTTCGAGCGCATCACGGTCGGTGTGGCGGCCGGCGGCCTGACCGCGGCCAAGATGGCGACCGCCAGCGGCCGGCCGGCGAAGGCGGCCCGGATGGTGTGCGATACCACCGCGATCAGTTACCGCGAGGAGGGCGGCACCCCGGTCGCGGGCCAGGCGATTCAGCGGGCGGTGGGAGCCGAGTGGATGGTGTGGGGCCAGAACGCCGTGCGGAACTTCAAGGCGATCCGCAACGGCGGGGCCGATGGCTACATCGCCGTGACGTACTACGTCTGACCCGGAGGAAACCATGACCACGGCATACGCCACCCTGATCACCGGGCTGGCCGGGCGGATTCAAGACCAGGCGAACAAGCTGGGACGCCCAGACCGGGACCTGGCGATCCTCCGGGCGCGGGACATCTTCAGCGACGGCACCCCGCGTGTGCTCTACAAGGACTACACGGGCGACGGGACCGCCTACGCCTTTGACCTGCCCAACGACACGGGCAAGGTGTGGGAGGATGGATTTTCCGCCGTGGTGAGCCTGGAGTGCCCGGCCGGAGAACGGGAGCCGGCCTTCCTCGAGGACAACGCCTGGTCGGTCCGTCAATGGACGGCGACCACCCAGAAGCTGGTGCTGAAAGGCCAGACCCCCGGCCAAGGGCAGACCCTGCGGCTGGGGTACACCGTGCGGCACACGGTCGACACCACGGCCGTGACGATTCCCGACCCCTACGTCGAGGCCTTCTTGGACCTGGCGGGCGCGATCGCCTGCGAGCTGCTGGCGGCGATCTACACCCAGACCGGCGACAGCACGATCAACGCCGACGTCGTGAATTACCGGAGCAAGGCGCAAGAGTACCGGGACCTGGCGAAGGGCTACCAGGACCGCTACGACGATTGGATGAACAGCGACGGCCCCACCACCCCCGAGGTGAGCCGGAGCCCCTACGTGGATTGGGATAGCAAAGCCCAGGCCGGGATCGACTACCTGTACCACAACCGCCGAGGCCGCTGATGATCTTCCTGAAAACCACCGTGGTGCAGCACGCCCCGCTCTGGCAAAAGGGGGCCAAGACCCAGGTGGTCCTGACCGAGTTGAGGCGGGCCCTCACCGAAACGGGGGCCAAAGTTGAGGAGCTGCTCGCGCCCAAGATGCCGGTCAACACCGGGCAGCTTCGGGGCAGCCTGCATAGCGTGGTCACCGGCCGATCGGTCGTGACCGGGACGCCCGTCGTCCAGGGCGTGATCATGGAGCACGGGCGGAAGCCCGGGGCCCGCCGGCCGCCCCTGGGGCCGATCGCCCTCTGGGTGCTCCGCAAGATCCGCCCGCACGTTCTGACCTACAGCATCACCACCGGCAAGGCGGCCAAGGTCCTCGGGCCCAGCGCGAGCGCCAAGGCGGGCCTGAAAAAGATCGCGGCCGGGATGAGCAAGAAAGACAAGGCCAAGATCGTCCGGGCCATGGGGCGGGCGGCGGCGACCAAGGCGGCCGAGCGGCTCGCGTTCGTGATTGCCCGGAGCATCGCCAAGAAGGGGATCAAGGCGCGGCATATGTTTGAGAGCACCACCCCGGAGGCCGCGAAGTGGGCCAAGATCTATCTCGACGCAGCGGCGGCCCGGATCGCCGCTGCCCTGGGAGGAAAGTAACGTGAGCCTCGCCGGCCAGCGCACCGCGATCAAGGCGATCCTCGGGGCCGTCACCGGGATCGGGATCGTCCACGATTACCTCCGGCTGATCACCGACGAAGCGAGCTGGCGAGAGGCATTCGTGGGGCCCGGGGGCGAGCAACTCCTGGCCTGGACGATGACCCGAGAATCCAGCGAAGAGTTAGTCCTGCAGGGGAACACCCAAAACGAGCGGTACCACCTGTGGGTGCTACGGGCGTACATGGGCGTGGCCGACAGCCAGGCCACCGAGCGCACGTTCCAAGACCTGCTCGAGGCCGCCTGCGATGCCCTGCGGGTGCGGCCCACCCTGAGCGGAGCCGCCCAACGATCCGACCCGCCCCAGGTGCGGGCGGTGGAACACCGGATGTTCGGATCGGTCCTGGCCCACTACGGCGAGATCGTCCTGCGGGCGAGCGACCTGGCGCAGTACACAACGATTCCCTAACCAAGGAGGACCGATGAAAGTCAAGATCGCGAAGGACAAGCTGCTGGTGGCCGCCCTCGAGCCCGGCAAGGACCTGCAGGACGGCGACGTCGTCGAGGTGGCCGCCCACGTCGGGCGCGATTGGATCGCCAAGGGCTGGGCGACCGAGGTGGCCGAGCCGGCCCCAGGGCCACGCCAGGTCCCGGTGAAATAGCACCCGTCCACTCTGACAACCAGGTGGTAGAACCGCAAAGGAGGAAACGCCGTGGCTGTGTACGAGATGAAATTGGCGAGCATTCTGAGCAAGGTGGAGAGCGTCGAGGGCACCGACGTGACCCCCGCAGCGGGCGACGGGTTCTATGCGACGGTGGGGCCGATCCCCTCGCCCGCGGAATTCGTGCGCAATGAGAACAAGAGCGGCAAGGGCAGCATGCTCCCGGGCGTGATCGGCCCGAGGCGATGGCAAGGTATCCCGGTGAGCGTGAACCTGCGCGGATCGGGCGCGGCCTACAGCGCCAGCGTGAAGCCGAAGGCCGACGCGATGCTCCGCATGTCCGGATTCCAGGCGGCCGGGACCTACACGGGCGGCTCGGAAAAGTGGGACTACACGTTCCGGTCGGACGCCTTCGAGAGCTTCAGCAATTACATCTACCGAGCCGGCAAGCTGTACAAGGCCCTCGGAGCGCGCGCCGGCGGATCGATCCGCCTTCCGGTCGGCGGATTCGCCACCCTGCAGGGGCAGCTTCAGGGGCTGTACGCGTTACCGACCGACGTCGCCCTGGTGGCCGTCACCGGCGAGCCCACGATCGGGTACCCGATCCTCCTCTCCTCGGCTTTCCAGATCGGCTCGGAGAACTTCGCCGCGAAGCACGGCGAGATCACGCTGGACTTTGGGCGGCGGATCGTGGCCCGCGGCGACGGCACGGCGGCCTCTGGGTACGCCGGCATGCAGATGTTGGGCGACCGGGCCCCCACCATTTCCTTCGAGGCCGAGCAGACCACCGAGGCGGGCTACGGGTTCTGGACCAAGCTGATGGCGGGCACGCAGATGGACTGCAGCTTTACCCTCGGGACCACGCAATACAACAAGGCCGTCTTCACGATCCCCGCGTTTCAATTCGAGCGGATCGAGGAAAGTGAGCGAGAGGGGATCGCGATGTACCGGGCGAGCGGGTTGCTCGTGAGCCCCGGGGGCCTGGACGACGAGCTGACCATTTCCTTCAACTAACCGCATGGCCCCTCCCGGGCCGAGGAGTGACCATGATCGCGCTGATCAAAGAACACGAACCCGCCCAGCCCCTCGAGGCGGACGGCTCGGTGCTGTGGGTGCGC